GTCTGGGACATGTACGGCATCACTCACCTCGACTACATCCAGCTCTACAAGAAGTTTGCATACACTCCTCAAGAGTCATACTCTCTTGATCACGTAGCCTATGAAGAGCTAGGGGAGAAGAAGACTGACTACTCTGACCTCGGAACGTTGGCTGACCTTCAAGTGAAGGACTGGCAGCGCTACACCGAGTATAACATCCGAGACGTTGAACTGGTCGATAAGCTAGACGATAAGTTGAAGCTGATCGAGCTGGTGATGGCAATGGCATACGATGCTAAGGTCAACTACCATGATACCTTCACTACTGTGGGTATCTGGGATGTCATCATCCACAACTACCTTCTCGATAGGGGCTACGTAGTCCCGTCTATTGAGGTAGGCGCGGCGCGTGACACTATCCTTGGTGGCTATGTGAAGGATCCTCAGGTGGGAGGTCATAAGTGGGTTGTGTCGCTCGACTTGAACTCGCTGTATCCTCATATCATTATGCAGTACAACATCTCTCCTGACACATATGTAGGAGTGTTTCCTGATGCACCTATCCATCTGAGCGAGGGAGCCGATAAGGCTGAACCTCTGGTTCTGATGATGCAGAAAGGGTATCTGAATGAGGAAAGGCACAAGTATCTGGTCGATAACGACCTCACATGTACCGCTAACATGCGTACATTCACTCGTTCGAAGCAAGGGTTCCTTCCTGCTCTGATGGAGAAGATGTACAACGATCGTGTCGTGTATAAGAATCAGATGATCGAGGCCAAGAAGCAGCTGGAGCAACAACCGAGCGTTCAGCTCGAGAAGGATGTTGCTCGGTTCAACAACCTTCAGATGGCTAAGAAGATTCAGCTGAACTCTGGATATGGTGCTCTTGCAAACATCTATAACCGTTGGTATCGTGCTGACTTCGCCGAGGCGATTACTTCCTGTGGTCAGCTGACTACTCGATGGATCGAAGGTAAGCTGAACGAGCTTCTCAACAAGACGTTCAAGACCGAAGGCGTAGACTATGTGATTGCTTGTGATACTGACTCCGTCTACATGAAGGCTGATAAGTTCATTGAGCTTGCTGGCAAGGATATGACAACCGAGCAGTGCGTTGCATACCTCGATAAGGTATCTCTCCAGCTTCTCGAGCCGTTCATCGACAAGAAGTACGAAGAGCTCTGTCGCTATGTGAATGGTTATGACCAGAAGATGAAGATGAAGCGTGAGTGTATTGCTCAGAATGCTATCTGGACTGCAAAGAAGCGCTACATCCTCAACGTATGGAACCAAGAAGGTGTTGCGTATAATGAACCTAAGCTCAAGATGGCTGGTATCGAAGCCATCCGTACATCTACTCCTATGGTCTGCCGTAAGGCGATTAAGGACACGCTTAGCATCATCATGAACTCGACTGAGGAACACACGCAGAAGTTTATTGCTGACTTCCGTACCGAGTATGAGAAGATGGCCTTCGAGGTTATCGCCTCGCCTCGTTCTGTGTCCGATCTCAATAAATATAGAGATAGCAGCACGATCTTTAAGAAGGGCACACCCATCAACGTCAAGGGCGCCCTCATGTATAACCACCTTCTGGTTAAGCACAAACTTGAGAATAAGTATGAGGCTATCGGTGACGGTCAGAAGATCAAGTACTCCTATCTGAAGAGTCCTAACCCTATCCAATGTAATGTGATTGCTTCGCCTGGAGCACTTCCACCTGAGTTCGGACTGGAAAGGTATATCGATCGTGACCTTCAGTTTGTTAAGTCGTATCTCGAGCCAATCAAGACCATCGTTGAAGCGATTGGTTGGTCTGTCGAGAAGAAGTTTACTCTAGAGGATTTTTGGAACTAATGAATAAGACATCTTTCGATCTTGATGAAGATTTTGACTTCGGCTTCACCACTGTTAGTGATGAAGTGTTTGCCGATGCAGAAGCTGCAGTACAAGAAGGAACACAGAAGGCAGAAGCTGTATACAAAGCTATCGTCCCTCTACTCAACAACTTAGCTAAAGATGCTGACAAGAACGCATACATCCATTGGCCTAATAGGGTCGAGAAGATCGAAGCCTTCAAGAAAAGACTGCTAGCAATAGTTAACAGTTGACCTATTCTGCGTTTTGTGCTAATGTAAGTTATAATGAACTGAAGGAGTTATTATGTCCCTAATGGAAAAGCTAAAGAAGAACTCGACATCGAAGATGTCATCTGTGCTATCAGACTCAGAGTTCTTCAACGACAAAGATACTATTACAACCAAGATTCCCATCATTAACGTGGCGCTGTCAGGTAAGTTAGATGGAGGCTTCCAGCCTGGACTGACTATGTTCGCTGGTCCTTCCAAGCACTTTAAGACTGCGTTCTCGCTTCTGATGGCGAAGTCGTACATGGACAAGTATGAAGATGCTGTCCTGTTGTTCTACGACTCAGAGTTTGGTACACCACAGGCATACTTTACCTCATTCGGTATTGATATGAACCGTGTGTTCCATACTCCTGTGACAGATGTCGAGCAGCTCAAGTTCGATATCTCGAGTCAGCTGAATGAGATCAAGCGTGGCGATCATGTCATCATCGTGGTCGACTCTGTTGGTAACTTGGCTTCCAAGAAGGAAGTCGAAGATGCTCTCAACGAGAAGTCTGTTGCAGATATGTCTCGTGCAAAGGCACTCAAGTCACTGTTCCGTATTGTCACTCCTCATCTAACGATGAAGAACCTTCCTATGGTTGTTGTGAACCACACGTACAAGGAAATTGCTCTCTTCCCTAAGGACATCGTCGGTGGAGGAACAGGATCCTACTACTCTGCGGATAACATCTTTATCATTGGTCGTCAGCAGGAAAAGGATGCAGATGGCATAGCTGGCTATAACTTTATTATCAACGTGGAGAAGTCTCGCTATGTTCGTGAGAAAGCTAAGATTCCTGTTACCGTTCTTCATAAGGGAGGCATTTCGCGGTGGAGTGGCCTGGTTGACTTGGCCACTGCTAGTGGTCATGTTGTCAAGCCTTCTAATGGTTGGTATCAACGAGTGGATATGACTACTGGTGAGGTCGAAGATAAGAAGTGGCGTCTTAAGGATACCGAGTCACGTGACTTCTGGGCACCAGTTCTTGGTTGTGAAAAATTCCAGAAGTGGGTAGAACAGAAGTACATGGTCTCTCATGGTGACATCATTCAAGCAGAAGATGTTGCAGAAGAAGTTTACAGTCAGATTGGTGAAGATGAATGAACACTGAAAAGGTAATCCTTTCGAGTCTAGTATCAAACGACGAGTATGGCAGGAAGGTTATCCCCTTCCTGTCGCTCGACTATTTCCACAATAACAATGAAAAGATTGTCTTTAAGCTCATCGATGAGTATGTAAACAAGTATAACGCCTTCCCTTCTAAGGAGGCGCTGATTGTTGACCTTGGCAACAAGCCAGTATCTCAAGAGACATTCGACGAATGTAACGCAATCATCGGAGAGATCACTACTCCGAATGATCTCGATAAGTCGGTTGATTGGCTTGTTGATACGACTGAGAAGTTCTGTCAGGACAAAGCAATCTACAACGCAATCATGGAATCGATTCAGATTCTTGATGACAAAAGCGAGAAGAAGCAGACCAAGGGATCCATTCCAAAGATCCTACAGGATGCACTAGGAGTATCCTTCGATCAGTCTATCGGACATGACTTCATTGAAGATGCTGCTGATCGTTTCGACTACTACCATCGTAGAGAGTCTCGTACTCAATTCGATCTCGACTTCTTCAACAAGATCACTGATGGTGGATTGCCTAACAAGACGCTGAACATTGCATTAGCTGGGACAGGTGTAGGTAAGTCTCTATTCATGTGCCACTGTGCTGCTGCTAACCTCAAGGACCACAAGAATGTTCTGTACATCACTCTGGAGCTAGCCGAAGAGCGTGTTGCAGAGCGTATCGATGCTAATCTACTTGACATTCCTATCTCTGAGCTCCGTGTCATCCCTAAGGATGTATACACGAAGAAGATGGAGAAGCTCCGCCAGCAATCTACTGGTAAGCTGATCATCAAGGAGTATCCGACAGCTTCGGCGGGTAGTGCTAACTTCCGGCACCTTCTGAACGAACTTCGTATCAAAAAGAACTTCACGCCCGACATGATTTACATTGACTATCTCAACATCTGTAACTCATCTCGCATCAAGGCTGGATCCAACATCAACTCATACACCTACATCAAGGCCATCGCAGAAGAGCTTCGTGGTCTTGCGGTTGAGTTCAATGTTCCGATTATGTCTGCAACTCAGACTACTCGCTCGGGATTCTCTAACTCTGATGTCGGTCTGGAAGATACCTCTGAGTCATTCGGTCTGCCAGCAACGGCTGACTTCATGTTTGCATTGATCTCTTCCGAAGACTTGGCGCAACGGGGTCAGATCATGGTGAAGCAGCTAAAGAATCGCTATGCGGATCCAGACAAGTACAAGCGCTTCGTCATTGGCATCGAGAAGATGAAGATGCGGTTGTATGATGCAGAAGATGCAACAGAGGACCTTGTAGACGATTCTCCTGTCTACGATAAGACACCATCGGGTCAATATGACCGTGAGAAGTTCAAAGGATTCAAATGATGTTAGAGTTAAGAGGTTGGACAACATACGACAAGATGGCTATCAAGACGCCAAAGTATACTTGGAAGTGCATACTCACACATAACACATTTTGGATGGTAGAAGAAGGCAAACAGCCTAACTGGTTCCATCGTAAGATGCAACAACTTTGTTTTGGTTTCAAATGGGAGAAGATTGATGGTTAATTACAAGATGCAGCCTACTGGACACATTCTTGATCTTGGTGGAGGCTGGGGCATCGCTGGGGCTGATGTTGTAGAAACCAAGACTGATCAGGTTATAGCAAGTAGTATCCCAATGCCCGAAGCTAAGGAAATGGTCAGCCATCTTAACTTGGGTGGTGGCTTCAATGGAAATACTCCATCTTTTTTTCTTCAAAAAAGCAAAAGTCTGGAGTATCAAGAAGAGAACTTTTATAAATAAAACCATGACGTGCGCGTTAGTGTGGCATGCCATGCTAGAGGCAAGTGCTTCGGCGACTGGAAATAACGGGGAAGCCGCAAGGCAGGTGGGGTTCCTCCCGTTCGCGCATTGGGGGTGGTTCGAAAGGGCCACCCCCTTTCTTTTTAGGATTTGATATGTTAGTTAGTTTTAATCCCCTCGTGTCCTACATGGACAATTTTCTCACAGACGAAGAATGTGATCATCTCATCGAGCTTAGTAAGACCCGTATGGAAAGAGCCACAGTTGCTAGCGTAACTGGTGAACGTGAAGTATCAAGCGTCCGTACTAACAGCTACGGATTCGTTCCACAAGAAACAGATGAAATCACTATGCAGATAACGGCCAAAGCGTCTAGACTGCTGAATGTTCATCCGAAGTACTTTGAGCATATTCAGGTTATTCACTACGCAGAGAATGAAGAATATAAGCCTCACCAGGATAGCTGGCCTTCAACAGACACACATTGGTTTCAGCCTCATGGTGCTAGAGTAGCTACTGTGCTGTTTTATCTTAACACACCGGAGTTGGGTGGCGGTACAAACTTCCCCAATCTCGGGAGAATAGTGTCTGCCAAGAAAGGTCGCGTTGTCGTATTCTAC